CTGAGTTGGCTGCATTGGCTACAGCAAGACGCACACAAGACCTGCAACTGGCTGCACAGGCAGAGCAGGAAGCAAGGAATCGTATTGCTTACGGCACTGGCTTATTTGGTGAGGCTGGTAGATTACAAACATCAGCACTAGCACCGTTCCAGACTCAGTTTGGTGTATCTCAGTTGCTTGAGCAGGCTGGACTACAGCCTCTGGACATTGGTGCTCAGTTGGGTGGTAGAGCAGCTACTGCAGGAGCTACTGCTGGAGAAGCCCTTCTACGTGGGGGCATGGCAGGGGCACAGACCAGACTTGGTGGACAGCTACAACAGATTGGTACTAGGAATCTTGTTAGTCAAAACCTAATGAAAGACTTCTTTGGAAGTCTAGGCTTTGGTCAACAACAGCAACCAGCACCACAGTCTACAGCTACTCCCGGATTTAACCCAATGATGGGTGCCGGTAGCGGTGGCTTGCCTTCAGATTACAATGTAGACCCTTATGGCCCAGGTGGCTACCAAGGCTTTGAAGACATGAGTGGCGGTTACAGCCCTTACTAAAGGAAATATAAATGGCAGAGCAAACATTATTTGGTTCTTATAATCCTCAGTTGATACAGCAGGCTATTGAGGCTGAACGTGAGCGTGGATTACTAGAGCAGGCTAAGTTAACCCCTCAGCAGATTATTAATCTTGGTGCTGCTAGATCAGGCCAGCAAATGGGTCAGGCCTTGGGTGGTGTTGTCAATACTTTATTTGGACTTCCCTCGGTGCAGGACCCAAGGCTACAGCAGGCACAGTTGGGACAGCAGGCCTACCAAGAAGCCTTACAAGCCTCAGGTAACGATGCTTCTTCACCAGCATTCTTTAAGCAATTGTCTTCCTCTGCGGCGAGGTTGGGTGTAACTACCTTGGCTCAACAGGCTGCTGTACAGGCCGCTAAGTTAGAGTCTGAGCAGGCTTTAGGAGTGCAAAGGATTGCTTCGGCGCAAGCATCATTGGCTCAAGCAGCTAAAGAAAGGGCACCAGAGGCACCGCTGACCATTGCTGATCGTACCCGCCTAAATGAGTTAGTACAGCAGTTTGGAACTACTGAGGGTGCGAAGAAGTTTAGAGAAGAGCGTGATGAAGCTCTTCGTAGAACTGCCGCTGCTGGTGTTCCTCAGACAGCAACAGAGAAGGCAATATTACCAGGAAAAGCCACACAACTTGGTAAAGTTGAGGAAGCTGCTCTTCAAGGCGCTAAAACAATTGAAACAGCCAATTCTATTGACCGTGTTTTAGATACAGCATTTACTGGCTTTGGGGCAGATGCTAAACTGCGTGTTGGTCAGATTGCAGAAGCCTTCGGGGCTACCGTTACTGGGACATCCGACACAGAGCAATTAAAACAGTTGCTTGCCCAGTTAGCGCAAGGACAGGCTCGTAGTCTTCCGGGTGCATTATCTGAGAAGGAGTTGGCATTCTTGCGTGAGGCTATCGGAACTGGTAACTTTACTGTTAATACTTTACGGACTGTTACTAAGCGTCTTCGTACAGATGCATTAGCATCTGAGATTGAGAATCAGGGCGCTCAAGAATATGTTTCTAGTGGCGGCGATTTAAACAAGTTTAACTTTGTTGAAAACCGTAAAAAGGCAATAGACCAGGCTAAAAGGCAGATTACTGAGCGTGAAGCCAAGCAAAGACGGATAGATGAGTTGCGGAAAAAACAAGGAGGCCAGTAATGGCGTTAACACCCCAAGAGCAAGAAGAACTAACAAGGCTTGAGACAGAACTTGCTGATTCTGTTATGGTCAGAGGCTCTAGGCCAAAAACACCCGGAGAAGAGTTTAAACAAGCGGTTGTGGAAAGCCTACCATCATTAGGTGGAATGATAGGCGGTGTTGCTGGTGGTTTACTAACAAGAAGTGTTCCTGGAGCTGAACTTGGTTCTGCTGCGAGCGCTGCTGCTATTCGTAGCATGATTGGTGCTGGTTTAGGCGGCGCTACAGGCGAAGCGGCAAAGATGGGTATTGAGGGTGTTTCGCCCTCTGTTAGATCAACTTTAGGTATTCTTCGTGGTGGTGTTGAGCAGGCTGCTTATGATGGCATAGGTAATCTTGTGTTTAGTGCCGGCGGTAGGGCATTTCAGATCACAAAAGATGCTTTGTCTAAAAGGTTTGCTGGAACACCCCCAGAAGATGCTATTGTAGCTGCTCAGAAGCTATTACAAGAGGGCGGTGGAACACTAACACCATTCCAAGCCACTAAAGATTCTTGGGCTGGTTTTAAAGAGTCTCTCGCTAGAGGTTCCTTTACTGGTAAGCCTGTGTTTGAAAAAGCTGCTGAAAAGAATGTCGAGGCTATTGCAAGTGCTAAAAATAAAGCCCTTGATGAAACCTCTACCAGAATTTATGACAGTCTACAGACTGGTAAAGAGTTTGCAAAAGCAATTGAGGAAGGTGATGATGCTCTTAAATCATCTGTTAAACCTTTTTATGAAGCAATCTCAGCACAAGCAAAACGTGTTCCTGTAGATATTGTACCAATCCAGGCTGAGGCTTCTAGAGTCCTTAACGCAGCAGAACGTGCCAAGGGGTTAACATTATCAGAGGCTGAAAAAGGATATTTACAGCGTGTAGTAAAATTGCCAGAATCTATTGACTTTGCTACTACTCACGAAATTGCTTCTTCTCTAAAGACTAAACTTCGTGATTTAAAACGAGGTAATGAACCAGATACAGCAACTGTTGCTAGATTAAGCAGATTAGTATCTCAGTTAGAAAAGCAGATGGATGACGCTGGTAAGCAATTAACTGGTAAATCATTAGATTTTAATGGTCGTTTACCAGAAGATAAAACAAGCAATATTGGTGAACAATACAAGTTTTATTCTAAACTATATCGAGATAGCATTCAAGATTTATATTCTGATACTTCTGCTAAACTTTTAAATAAAGATCCAGAGTTTGTTGGTAAAACTATATTTCAAAATGGTAACATAACTGCTTGGGAAGAGGCAAAACAGGCTTTAGGAAGAGCAAAGCAGTTAAATCCTAAACTTAATGTACAGCAAACACTAGAATCCGTACAGCGTGGATACCTTGAGAATCTTCTTAAGTCTGAGGGTTCTTTTGCTAAACTAGGCGATAAGGTTAAGAACGATGAAGCAGTTCGCCGTACCTTTGAGGCAGTATTACCAAAGGCAACGCAGGGGCGTATTAAAACTCTATTAGAAGCTGCTCGACTGTCAGAAGTACAGCCTAGTGCTACGGCTCCGCTGTTTTTGGCTGCACAACAGGCACAGACCATTGGTGCTCTTGGCTCAGTTGGTGCTTTAGTGCTTAGTGACGAAGCCAGAGGCGTTGCTGCGGAAAACCCAATTTACACTGCTTTGTTAGGCGGTACTATACTTCTTGGCCCTCGTTTCTGGGCAAAAGCAGCAACATCGCCTGAGGCAACTAATGCCACCCTAGGCATTATTAAATCCCAACAGTCTGGTATTCCTATAACTAGAAATTTATTGTTAAAGGCTACACAGGCTTTTGAACGTGCCGGTATCCTAGCTGATGACCTTATTGCTAGATCAGAACAGAAGGCACAGCCAGTTGGCTTAACAGATGCAGAGAAAGAAGAGTTACAGCGGTTAGAAGCAGAAGTAGGCCAGTAACATGAGCGAACCAGTCACTCAAGTTGCCAAGGCTGCTGTCGCTGGCATCAAAGAGGCATTGGCTGTTGGCAAGGAACTGGAGTCAGTCACTAAGGACATCCAAGAACTTGGCAAGTCTGAGGTGCAGGCCAGAGCCGCCTTCCGCAAGAAGCAGCTAAACAGGCCCAAAGACACCTCTGTGTTCTCTGCCGTTGAGGAATGGCGTGGAGTCTATGAAATTAAAAAGATAGAAGAAGAACTCAAAAAAGACATTATTGAGAAGTACGGTCCTGCTGCCTGGGCTGAGGTAGAAACGATTAAACAGCGTATCTTGGCAGACAATAAGAACCTAACTGATGAGTTTGGCAGGGATCTAAAGAAGTTGGCTGAACTAAAGATGTACTGCTTCGTAGCTGCGCTGTTGATTGTTAGTTTTGCCTATGTAATGGGCTATAAACCCTAAGGAACCCTATGCTATCCCTTATATCCTCCGCTATCGGCTTCTTTGCCTCTGGACTACCACAGGTCCTTAACTTCTTCCAAGACAAGGCAGATAAAGCACAAGAACTTAAACTAGCCCAGATGCAGACTGAGCGTGAACTGGCACTGGCTGAGAGGGGCTTTTTAGCCCAGCAGAAGGTCGAAGAGATCAGGACAGACCAGATTGCCCTCCAGACCGATGCAGACCGCCAGGGAGCCGCTTTAGAGCACGACAAGGCCATTATGGCTCGTGCATCATCGTGGGTTGTTAACCTAAACGGTATCGTAAGGCCAGCAGTGACCTTTATCTTTGTGCTCGAATTGGTCTTAATCAATATTGGTCTAACCTACTTCCTGCTACAGGGCGGGTTAGGCAGTATGTCTGTAGAGCAGTTTATCGCAGCTACGGATGTTATCTTCTCTGAAGATGAAATGGCTTTGCTGTCAGGAATCATTGCTTTCTGGTTTGGTTCTCGTCAGTGGGGTAAGAAGTGAATGTATCAAAAGAGTGTATAGAGGGCATCAAGAAGGATGAAGGAATACGATTTCGTCCCTACCGCTGTCCTGCTTTACTGTGGACTGTTGGTGTTGGTCATGTTATTGACCCTAATCATATAAAGGTGAAACTAGATGAACGTAAAGGACTTGCAATCCCTGATGGGTGGGATCGAACTCTCTCAATGGCAGAAGTCGATGGAATCTTGGCAGCAGACTTGGCTCTCTTTGAACGAGGCGTGCTTAGACTATGCCCTCAAGGACTTACCCAAGGCCGCTTTGACGCATTGGTCAGCTTTAGCTTCAACGTTGGCCTCGGCAACCTCCAAAGAAGCACGATAAGAATGAAGCATAACCGTGGCGACTTTGGTGGCGCTGCGGAGGCTTTTCTAGCTTGGACCAAGGCAGGGGGTAAAGAACTCCCTGGCCTTGTCAAACGCCGTAAGCATGAGAAAGCAATGTATCTAGGATAAAAAAAGAGCCTCCGAAGAGGCCCGTTAAGTACTACACCCTAGACTACCAAAAAACCATTATTCTGAGGATGAACAGGTCGATAACGATACAGTGTTCCTCTTCAAAGTCATCCACATATTCAAACCCAACCATACAGCCACCGATGATGTGCAGTAGTATTGTCATATCAGATCTCGCAATGCCCAGAAACGCAGGCTAATGTTTGTGCGCCTTCGACATTGTCTTCTACCTCGACTAAGTCGTCCCATTTAATATCTTTAGGCATCTTAGATAGCATCTCTTCATACTGCTCTTTTGTGCATTCCTCATAAGGAGCCTGTCGGTATGTGCCACCAGCCCAGGGCAGGAAAGACACACCAGAGATTTCATCGAAGTTCCTAAACACCCAAGCCCCAACATCCATCCATTCATCTTCTTTGACTGAGATGGTCACAGACGGTTTATGCTCACACCAGTGACGCTGATACATCATCCAGACATCGAGGTGCTGAATTGCTGTTAGATCATCACGCAGTCTTGCTCCTTCAGGAGCCTTCATTGGAAATGAGAAGACTACTGTGCTGTCTGGTCGCATTACGCAATCTTCGGCAGGCACACCAGCAGTGCTCAGGAACGCCGAGAGAGGGTCTTTCTTATCCCCACGAACACGGCGAATATAATACTGGCTATGTCTAGCGTGAATACCAGAGGCGCTATCAACAAGTTGAGAGACAGTGCCAGAAGGTTTGACACAAGTAATCGCAGCAGACTGAGGAATTCCCAACCGTGCTGCAAGGTCAGCGTTGGTATCAACGGCGACTTTCCGTAATTGTTCAAGAGCCTTCGCAGTGCTGTCACTTACCTCTCCCATCCATTTGTTATCTAAGATACCAGTCAACGACACACCTAAGAGGCGCTCCTCTTCAGTGTTCTTCTGCCACACCTTACGCAGGTAAGGGAAGTGCGTCATCGTAGACTGGAATGTGCCCAGAATCGTTGCTATCCTGATCTTGTTAGCAAGAGACTCTACAGTGTCTTCTGCCCGTACAACCACTTCCGTGAGATTACAGAACTGGTAGGGGCGCAGGATGATTTCTGAGCAGGGGTTTGTTCCGAAGTCAAAACTAGAATCACGTCTGCCGTTCTTTGCAGCTTGGCTTTTACTTGCTTCTCTTGAGAAGATTCCCCGTTCTCCAGAGTGGCTGTTGTATAGACTTGTCCATTCTTGGAGAAACTGTCCAATATCTGGTTTAGAGTTATAAGTTGCTGAGTTGTTAGCGAGTGCCCTATGTCCATTTTGTTCCCACCAGTTTCCAGATTTACAAGACCGCATACGGTCATCCTCAAGGTCCGACAGAGAAATCATTGCACTCCTGCGTACCCCACCGACAACAACAACTTCCCCGATTTTGCAGAGAATATCATGACACTCGATTGATGTAAGTTTTCTACCAACTGCTCCTCTAAATTTGGCAATAGTGAACTTAAAAAGTTCGTCCAAAGGTCCGGGACCAGAGGCACGTCCTCCAAAAGTTTTGAGCCTGGCTCCTGCAGGTCTAATTCTACTAAGGTCGTATCTTGCCACTTCCCCAGAGTATAGTAAAGCGATGAGTTGGCGTAATGCCTTAGCCCACCCTTCCTTAGAGTCTGCAACCGAAATAGTAGTCTGACTATCAAACAACTGATCTGGCACTTCAGGTAACTGATCGACATATTTGTGCTCCACAGAAAAGCCTACACCTGTGCCACAGAGTAGGATGTACATAGCCTCATCGAAGGCTTTAGGGTCATCAACGGGCAGATAAGAACAGTTGTAGCCGGCAGTGTTGTCCCGGTCAAGGGCTTTACCTGCGGTCATGATAGCCCTCATAGAAGGCATCACTTCCAGGTTCTTGACTGCACTGATAAGTTCTAGGCGTAGGTCATTGTTAGGACTCCACTTGTAGTTCTTGTCCAGGTGGTCAAACATAAAAGCAAAGTAGCGGTCTACTGACTCGTCCCAGTGCTCTCGGCGGTTTTGATCGGGGATGAACCGGCTGTACCGGCTCTTGGCAATAAAGGTGCTATAGGGTGTCATCTAAATCAATCTCCAATTCATCAAATTTATCTTCTATCTTATCTGCAAACTTCTCTATTAGTTCTTCTGAAGAAATATCTAGCACTTCCAAGATTGTAATTTCGTCTAACTTCTTCATTCGCTCCATTATATCTCTAATCGTCAACGACATAATCTCTTCAGCGCTTCATCAAGCCCTGCCTCCCAGTTAGTATAAGGTTCATAACGTATAAGTTCCATTGAGTCATACCACCTAGTCTTATCTGTGTCAGCAGGGAAATAAAACCACCCTGTCTGAGAAGCAGAACCAACCAAGTTCAATGTCCTTACCCCAAGTGCTCCAGCTAAGTGTGCTACACCAGTGTCAATACTGACCACTGCTTTCAACGCCTGCAACTTCTTTGCAGTATCTAACCAACTACCATCATTGAGATGGGCTGGTATAAAGTCATCATTGACCTGCAATGATACCACTTCGTGGCGCTTTGTCAAGTCATTATAGAACTTTTGTGCTAACTCTCTAGGAATCTTCTTAGCCTTAGCATTCCAAGAATCGTTATTACTATTCCAGCAAAAGCCAATCGCCTTAGTCTTCTTAATGCCCTTAAACTTAAAGTAGCCAGAACTGCCGTAGACTTCATCAGGGCTGTCCATAGGCAATTTCTTATACTGACACAGCAGAGCCGGTATGGACATAACCTTGATCCTCATAGAGTTTTGAGGACAATTCTCATCCACCATCATCGTGTCTACACCGTCTAAAGAGGCCACCAAGCTGTTCAGTGTGCGAAGCATATACACCGATACAGACTTGATTGGCAGGGTCTTCAGAAGCGGTATAAAGCGGGAGAACATGATTGTATCTCCGATGCCCTGCTCATTAACAACGATGAGGTGCCTACCATCAACACTATATCCAGGTTCCCACAAAAGTGTACGCATTAGGGGTGTCTTAGTGCCTAGTTCAAACTTCAACTTCCTAACTTCCCTAGACTCAAATAGCCTAAAACCTAAGTTCCAATTACCGGCCTTTAACTCATTGTGTGCCCTATCAAGATCACGCTGACTCATTTGTAATACACAGCCTTTATCTTGTCGTAGTTCTCGATAGCAAACTCAAGATAGTGCTTTGCCTTCTCAAGGTCCTCTTTGCCGTTCTTCTTAGCGTGGCGCTGCACATACTTAATCACATTACACAGCCAAGGGTCCATCTCCCAATCAAGGAAGACATCCCAAGGCTGGATCTGTGTCTTGTAGTGGTTTCCACCAATCTGCCTAGCCTTGATGTACTCCGCTAGTGTTTCAAGCTGCTGTGACATGAGCGTGTTCCTTTACGGCTTTGGTTGACTTTGACCAAGTTCCACAATGGGTACATTGGAATCTTTGGAAGGTTCCTGTGGTCGTATAACTAAAACCTCTCTTTTGTAGTTTGGCACTTCCGCAGGTGGGGCATCCAGTGGAATTATACAGGTTACGATTAGGATGGTTTCTACCAAGCCAAGGGAGCAAACGCTCATAGACTTTCTCCAATAGAATAACGTCTTGTTTGTTGTACTTCTCCATCACTTTCCAGGCATCAGGGTCTTTGTTCATACACTTAACCCAGAGTTGATAGCCTTCATGCGATGCCTTCTTACCAAGGTCGAGCCTCTGTGCGATGTGGTCTAGCTTATTGCTTGCAAAACGAAACTCTTTACGAACTACCTTTAGCAAGTCAATCTGCTTGTACGGAGCAGGCGGTGATAGATGGTGCAGCAGGAACTCTTTGTTCAGCACAGGGATATCAAAGCGAGTGCCGTTGTAGTGACATACTGCATCGGCTTCAGAGATCAGGTCATGTATCTTACGAAGCATGAACTTAGGCTTTGTATCTTGCACAGAAGAGAACATCACCTCTTTAGAGCCGTACCACTTAGCAGCCCAACACAGAACATAAGACGACTCTAACAAATGATCTGGGCTGATGTACTGGTCACGAAGGCCCCAAATGTGTGCAGTGTTGGGGCTTGTTTCGATGTCTAGCATCAGTAGTTTCATTGGTCATCCTTGTTTAGTGCTTCGATGTAGTCCTCTAGTGTGTCAGTCATGGTAACTTCCCGGTTGAAGAAGTCTTGGAAGAGGCACTCATGGCGCAGGCCTTCTATGACTACACGCTTGCGTACACCTTCAAAGCCGGTGTGCTCAAGGAACTTACAGAACTGCCACAGAATGGTTTCCCATGTCTGGTCATCAGCGAACTCATGGAAGGACTCTATGGTTGTCTTTGATGGGAAAGGACTGTTGCCCTCATCTTCAAAGTCACCGCCTTCATAGATAAATCGAAAACTACTCATTGCTGGCTCTCCTTAATAGTTCAAAAAAGTAAACACAATCTACCACAACCAAGGGCTTATCTCTGTTTTGCTTGACAACGACAACTGGTTCGTATCCTCCTGCATTTGCTTTTGCTTGTTCATAGAATCCGTAAACAGAGATACTTGCTCTGGACTTGCATTCCAGACTAATTGGCAACTGCCGTCTGGCTGCTGGACTGAGTAGCAGATCCTCCCCCGTTGCGCCCATACTAACTGAACGGACATCATCTTGCTCTAGGTTGAACTTTGCTAGGATTAGGTCCCTTACGGCTTGTTGCAGGACTCGCCCTTTTGCTTTCGCTGACGATGGCTTCAAAGCTGATTTCCTTTCTGTTTTTAACCCAAGCCTTTGGTATGTGCATCCTCGCATTACTGCTTTCCATGCTGACTGTACAGGCAATACAGATGGCTTCTTCTGTTTCGCCAACAAGCCAACCGATGCTTTTACACGCATGGATTTCTGGTTTGACATTCTCTTGCCATTCGACATCAGCTACGGCATCCACCCATTCGATATAGATTATCGGGGCTTTCTCCAGAGTTGATTTGGCTTTCTTCGTATCCATAGTAACTGCGCCTGTTCGCATAAGTATTCCTCATTGTTGTCATAAGCCTTCAATACTGCCTCATAGAGTTGGTCTTCAGTCTTACAGCCTTTGAGTATCTTCTCAGCCTTCTTAGGACCTATTCCATGCAATCCTGGTATATTGTCAACACGGTCCCCAGTGAGGACTTGTGTGTAGAAATTATACAGGGTGTCATCTTCATCAACCCAAAACTTCTCATTCTTACGCATATTGTAATGCCAGCCACGAATCATGTTCAGATCCTTGTCTGTCGTGCAAATGATATAGTCTTCAGGTTCCATAGAATAGGCAGCAATACCAAGGGCATCATCTGCTTCTTGATATTGCTCCACAGAAAACCCCCAAGCCGAAGCAAGATAATCCCTAAGTAGGTTTAAATGCTTTGGCTTGTCCTGTGTCCTAGTTCCCTTGTAGGGCTTAGTCTTTGCAATACTGATACGGAAGTTCTCATAGCCGGTGAGAAAGCCTTCGGCATCAGAACAGTCAGCGTGTACAAAGACCAAGTCTTCCAAATACTCTGAACACTTTGATAGTGCGGTCTTCTCATCATAGTCCTCACAGCCAGCAGCTATTGTGTAGGCCACGATGTCCCCGTCTACCAAAGCAATCATTATAGGGCTTCTTCCGTTACTGGAGTGTCTTCAGCATCATAGGCGACTAGGTTATCAATAGTCATCTTGATCAACGAAGCAGACAGGCCTTTCTTGTTCTTGAAAGCCCACTCGTAAGTACCGACAACAGCAGTGCCTGTAGAGCCATTACCGATGGCTACATCGATCAGACTTGAGCCTGTCTTATCAAAAATCTTATCCATCTGACGTACAGACTTACAAGTAATGTAGAAGCCTTTCTCTGGCTTGTCTTCACGCTTGCGTACTTCCAGGCCAATACCCTCAAGAGCCTTGACTGCGTTGTCACTGAGGTTAGTCAACTCAAGCTGATACTTGCTAGACATCTCGTTGACCTTATTATGGTTACACCACATAACGGTGGCTTTGACTGTAACCGGCTTTGCATCACTCATATAATTCTCCTTTTAGGTTAGTGAGTAATTTGGTTAGACTTCGGTTCTGCTGCTTCAGAAATCATTATACAGGCAGTTTCTAGTATGTCAAGCATTTCTTCATATTTATTTGTTAAATCTTTGCTGTAGGCCACATGGATAGACCCATTGATGACGGCTATCATCAAGGCAGACTCTGGCTCTCCAAGGTCCTTAAAGTCGTCTAGTGCGTTTGACACCAATTATCTCCAATCTTATATTCGCCGTCCAAGGGGCAGCGTAGTTTAAGGGTCCTGCCTGCTTTTCTGATGCTCTCTACTGCTAAAAACCCTACTCTTTGTGCGTGTTCTTCCTTGACTTCTAACTGGAACTCGTCATGCACATTGACAACAAACCTGGCATCTAGTTTGTTCCTGCGGATACTCTCGTCTAAGAACACCAGAGCCTGCTTCATCACTATCGCACCAGCACCTTGTAAAAGTGTGTTGAGGGCTGCGTGTTCGGAGCGAACGAATAGCCTACGTCCATCAAGACCCGGTAGGTGCCCTTTATCGGAGAGTTTATCAACCGTGCTGCGAAGAGCCTGCAAAGCTGGCGTGTTCCTAAGAAAAGAATCGATGAGCCTTTGCCCTTCCTTAGCTGAACCACCAACAATCGACCCGATTTTGGTAGCCCCTGCGCCATAGAGGAATGCATAGATAAACGTTTTGGCTTGCGCCCTTGTAGATAACCCCGCAGCTTGCTGGTTCTTGGTATGTACATCAG